TGACTCTGAGATGACTGCAAAGTGCTACGATGGCATCGCTAAGTATAGCGAACTGCTCGACACCTCGGAGGCACACTACTGAGGCGACAGTAGGGTATACACAGCGGGCGTTGAGTTCTTTACACTCGGCGCCCTTATGTTCGTGCTTAAATACAGTGATCAGTCGTGCTTATGGACAGTGTTCTGATTGATTAGCGATCCTTATGTGCGGCGCCGTGCCGTATAAAAATTCATAACTACCCTAACCTACAAATCTTAAGAAAGGCGATAGTTATATAAGACTCTCATAAAAAATACTATAATATTCTGAGTTCTCAAAAAAAATCCCGCCCAGAAAAAATCAAAGTGAATTACCTTATACCTAAAAAAATTCCCGCCAAAAAAATTTCACCAAAAACCCCCTATTGGAATTTTTGGAAAGTTGTGTTTGCCGGATGGTTAATTCGTTATCCAAAGCAAACATTTAGAGTTATTGGAATACCTATTGGAATCTTATTAGTAGTGATACATAATGCGTTGACGAAATAACAAAAAATGACTGAAAAAATATATCACATATACGCTCGTGGTCAGTGCATCTATCATTCACTCAAAGAAGAAGAATTTAAAACAACTTGGACGGTATTAAATAGTATTGCTGATTTGTTGTTCAGTTCTTCGGAACTTTCTTATGAAGAACTATTCATAAGCAAGGAGATTGTCCTGAATTCTTCTCATTGACAAAACAATATATACTCTGTTAAAATTGATTTGAGGTTAATTAAAAATCTAATGAGTTTAAAGTTGTATAATACTGGAGGTTATACGACAATAAAACTTGGAGAAATGTATAATGTTCATCGTTCTACAATTTCTTACATTGTAAATAATAAAACTTTTAAACATTTATTGGAGGATTGAAAGTTGGCAAAAGGTTTCACAGTTAAAGCAGCAACACCAACTCCTAAGACTGAAGATTGGGATTATGAAAAAATTAAAGAAAGAATGAAAGGGAAGAGCATTGTATTCTGCCTTCCAGGTAGAGGTTGTTCTTTTATCTTTCTCAAAGCATTTGTACAACTCTGTTTTGATTTAGTTCAAAATGGAATGAGTATTCAGATTTCTCAAGATTATTCATCAATGGTTAACTTTGCAAGATGTAAATGTCTTGGAGCAAATGTTCTTCGTGGACCAAAACAAATTCCGTGGGACGGAAAACTTAACTATGATTATCAACTTTGGATTGATAGTGATATTGTTTTTAATACTGAAAAATTCTGGCAGTTGTGTGATATGGCATTGCCTGCAGAAGGAGAAGAGAGAGAAATTGTTGGTGGTTGGTATGCAACAGAAGATGGACACACAACTTCTGTTGCTCATTGGTTAGAAGAAGATGACTTCCGTAAGAATGGTGGTGTCATGAATCATGAAACTGTTGAAAGTATTAGTAAGCGCAAAAAACCTTTTACAGTAGATTACACTGGATTTGGTTGGGTACTAATTAAGAAAGGTGTTTTTGAGAATCTTGAGTATCCTTGGTTTGCACCAAAGATGCAAGTCTTTGAATCTGGTGCAGTACAAGATATGTGTGGCGAAGATGTCTCATTCTGCCTTGATGCAATTGAAAAGGGATTTAAGATTTGGTGTGATCCTCGCATTCGCGTAGGTCATGAAAAAACTCGCGTTATCTAATCAATAGGAGGATATTTAAATGGCATCTAAAGGTGGTATGAATAAAACGGTGTTTGAACAAGGAGCACCGAAGAAAACTCGTCAAGGAAAAAGTTCTAGAACATTGCTTTCAGCAACTTCCCGTAATGGAAGTAAAAAAAAGTATAGAGGACAAGGAAAAGGTTAATGTATTTCTCAGAGTCTTCCGAAGAGTGGAATTTTATTCACAATGAAGACCTCTGGGTTTATAATAAATTATTTTTAAGTCGGGTTTTGGAGTATAACTGTGGTCCTGCTGGGGTCTCAGTTCCAAGACCCGGATTTTTATATTGTAAGGCCACCTATGAATGTCTTGGGTATGGGTCGTTTTTCTCGTATTGAGTACTTGAAAAACAATACAGAGCATTTGCATCCTTCTGAATTTTGGTGTGAAGTATTTAAAGGAGAACATTTAAGTGTAGATTATTATAAGAAACAGAGTTCTTTGATTGTTAGAGGTATACGAGAACCTGATTCACCTCTCTATAAATGGTCTAAGTGGAAAAAAAGTAAAATTTCCAAGTATTCTAGAGAAATTAGTGGGTAATTATGATTGGATTAATTGTGAGTTTATTGAAAATAATCTTATAGAAGTACATTTTCGCAGAAATTCTGATTTTCGTCATGGAAATACTGTTGCTATTCCAGTTTGGGAAGAAAATAATATTATAGATAGTAAATATAGGTACATAAAAGACGAAGACTACTATAGAAAAGGATTTTTAATTGATTAAGGGATAGAAACCCCTTAAAAAGTTCTGATTTTTCACATCAGGAGTTAAAAATGGGAAAACCTTCAGATAGAAATGTTGAATTTATGAAACAAATGTGGGGAACTGAGTCATTAATTACTGATTATGGTTCTTTAGATAAAAAAAAGATGCTTCGTGAGATTAATAATGATGTTTTAGTACCTAAAAAACATGATTTTGCCATTCAAAATGAGATTCATGAGAAAATTCGCAATGATGATGATTATGATGACTGGGAATATGGCACAGAACCTCTTTATGAGTTTAAAAAACAGTGATAAATAAGATAGAATTGTAATAATCAATGCCTTTAGAAAGGGTAAGTCAGGGTTTTAGAGATATTAGTATGACTTTTCAGGTTAGCCCACTGAACTATGATATTATTGGTCTCAAAAATGAATCTGCAATTGCACGTTCAGTAAGAAATCTTGTATTTACTCTTCCTGGAGAACGATTTTTTAATGAAAATTTAGGTTCAAAAGTGAGTCGTTCTCTTTTTGAAAATATGGATGAAATTTCAGCATCAGTTATTCAAGATGAAATAACAAATACTATCAATAATTACGAACCAAGAGTCAATCTAATTAGTGTAGTGGTTTCTCCAAATTATGATGAAAATGAATTTAATGTTACTATAAATTACAGAATTGTTGGGATTGATGTTCTTCCTCAACAATTATCATTCGCTCTTCAGCCAACACGATAATGGCATTAGTAAATTTTACAAATTTAGATTTTGATCAAATAAAATCATCCATTCGTGAGTATCTTAGAGCGAACTCTAATTTTACTGACTATGATTTTGAAGGATCTAACTTATCAATCATAATTGATACTCTTGCATATAATACTTACATATCTTCATATAATGCTAATATGATTAGCAATGAGGTATTCATTGATGGTGCTACTCTTCGTGAAAATGTAGTGTCTCTTGCAAGAAATATTGGATATGTTCCACATTCTCGTTCAGCATCAAAAGCAAATATTTCTTTCTTTGTAGACACAACTGGATTTACAACCAATCCTCTCACATTAACTCTTAAGAGTGGTGTTGTTGCTACAACCAGTACTAGTTTTGGTAATCAAAATTATTCTTTTATTATTCCTCAAGATATAACAGTACCTGTTGTAAATGGAATTGCCTTATTTGAAAATGTAGATATTTACGAAGGAACATTTATAATTAATAATTTTAGTGTGGATGCAAATAATCCAAATCAAAAATTTATTTTAGAAAATGCTAATATTGATATAGATTCAATCAATGTCTTTGTTAGAGATACTCAAGCAAGTACAATTAAAAATTCTTTTAAATTATCTAAAAATTTATTTGATAACTTCAGAATCAAGAGTATTTTTTATTCAAGAAATTGAAGATCAAAGATATGAATTAATTTTTGGTGATGGAATTTTTGGTAAGAAATTAAACAATTTAAATTATATTGAGGTTTCTTATAACATCACAAATGGAGAAAGTGCAAATGGAGTATCTTCATTTAACTTTAATGGAAGAATTGTTGATAACTATAATCGCGTAATAACAACTGGTATTTCACTCATTACCACAAATTCATCTTCACAAAATGGAAGAGAAATAGAATCTGTAGAATCTATTAGAAAATATGCACCAAGAAAGTATTCATCACAAAATCGTGCGGTCACAGCAACTGATTACGAAACCATAATACCGACGATTTATCCAGAAGCAGAATCAATATCAGTTTTTGGTGGAGAAGATTTAAATCCACCAAAGTATGGTAGAGTGTTTATTAGCATTAAACCTATCAATGGACCATTTGTTTCTAATCAAATAAAAGATAATATTAAAAGTTCTTTAAGAAAATATTCTGTAGCAGGTATTGTTCCAGAGATTATCGATTTAAAGTATCTTTATCTTGAAACAGATACAACTGCATATTACAATTCGAATTCAACTTTTGATGCAAATTCTATTAAAGATGCTATTTTAACTAACATTAGAAATTATACAAACTCAAAAGAACTTAATAAGTATGGAGCAAGATTTAAATATAGTAAATATCT